GTGCCATACATATCGCTTAAAGCAACTTCGGAGGCTTGGACGGATTCCGTAACCCACAACGCATGAGTGAGAAAGGCTTGTGCCTGATAAACGCCTGTCGTGTCGTAGAACGTGGTTTGTGCACCTACTGTAGGTTGGTCGATGTCTTCCGCTATCCAGCGATAACCTGCTATATCAATGTAGGCCACTCCGTTGCTAGGGATGATGAAATCTCCGTTTGCGTCAGTAGCTGTAACAACTTCAGCCTTGGTGGTCAAATCATAATATGTCAAGGCGGTACTAACGAAATCAGCGAATCTGATATATGTGCCAGAGCCGTTGCCGACAAACTTCTTGGACGGAACGGAGGTGCGGTAATACTTGCCTGTTCTATCTATGCGTGTTGTGTCTGAAACGTAATTCGAGTAATGCAGGGCATCGGCTGAATAGGGAATAGCCGCGCCCATCTTTTTGCTATGTTTACTTATTCCTAATCCTAAACCGAGCATATTATACCTCCACTATCTTATAGCGGTCTGTGCTATACCATGATAACCAATAACGCTACCTGACGTTAATGTTATACTAGAAAATCTTCCATAGATTACGTTTCCTGTTTCTATTGTATCGCCTGTTAAATCCGAAAGTGCGATTGCGCCAGTCGGTTGTGAGTAAGCTGAGATGATAGTATCTGAGATAGCTTGAATCGCCGTGAACTCGTATCCAGTCGCAGGAGTTACAGCAGTAGTTACAGAAATAACTTTTCCTCCATGATAACCGAAGGCTTGAGTCGAAGCGTTTGCCATTTTTACTTGAACTTCGTTGTTCATAATTCCTCCTTAAAAGAAAAGGGAGCAAACATTTAAGTCTACTCCCCAACTTGGTTTAGTCAGCTAAATTTAATTAGTCTACCAATGATAGTGGTGCATGAAGAACGTACACCAGAACATCAGATTCGCTGCCAGTGAAAGCAGTATCATCTTGGTCAAGAATCTCGAAGGTAATCTTTCCTGTTGCAGGATCAACGAACCTTGCAGATTCCAGAACGCCGATAACTACGTCAGAGGATAGAGCCATATCAACTTCTAGTGCGCCTTGGTCTCCAGCCATATTTCCGTTTGCAGCTACGGTGATTCTGCAAGCGTTAGTATCGTCGGTGTTTCTGATAAGCAAAGAAATGTTCTCATCGCTCCGTCCGTAAACTACGGTTTGTGAAGCAGCGCCAGCCACGGCTGCTGCCACGACTCCTGCGTTACGTTTCGATTGAATTAAAGTTACATCAGCCATTATTAAGTCCTCCTATTAAATTGTAGATTCAGCAGCGGTGGTCAGAGTTAAAGCAACAAGTTCTTTTGGTTTTACAGTCTTGCTACCAAATACGTGGAGTCCTTTACAAGCATCAGAGAAAGCGCCTTCAGGCATATACTTAACAGTTTTCATAATTTGTTCAGCATAGGCTACGGATTCTTTCGTACGCATCATGCAGTAAGTCAAGTCGATTGCTGCCGAAGTGTAAGTGTTGCTCAAGTTATTAGACATTGAAACTTCCAAGCCCAAAGTAGGTGCAAATCCACCAGCTTTCATAACTTCGCCATTATCTGTGAATACGATTCCTGCCAATACAATCTTTTGCAAGATGTACGGGGAAACATCAAGGAATACTTTAGAACTTGGACTTACGTTGTTAGCGTACAATGCAGTTTTAGCTTGCATCAAGGTACTAAATACATTTGCTGAAGTCAAAGCTGCTTCGGTGATAGTATTTCCGGCATCAACGTATCTAGCTGCGATATTTTGCTCAGCCAAATCCTTCAGGCCAATAGCCGCTTTTCTCATACCTTCAGCAATCAAGTCGCCTTGAGTTTGTTTAGCATCAACAGCATCAAGATAGAAGGCAAAGTAGTTAGCTTCTGTGATTTCCAGCATTCTGCTTTCATCTTGCAAATCTTCAGGTGTGATTGAAGTGCTGTTAGGAGTGTAAGCTGCGATGGTAGGTGAAGCAATAGAGTTAATTTTAACTTTAGAGCCTTTACCAGAAATCTGACCACTCCACTCGGTAGTACATTCTTTCACCAACATATGCTCTTTATCAAGTTCTTTAAGAATTTTAGCTTCCCATAATACCGGGTTAAAGTTTTGTACGGACATAATTATTTCTCCTTTGAGTTATTAAAGAGAAATCAACTATTTGAATATTCCAGCTTTCTCAGCCTTCGCAAAGTTCTCAGGGTTCGCAATCCACTCTCTCTGTTTACTTTCGGTCATTTGACTCAATAGTTTTTCGATGCCATCTGTAGTCAAAGGTGTATCTTCGGCTTTACTGTTCTTATTAACAGGGCCGGGAGAGGAATTTGCGTTCTTACTAAGTTTATCTATTGTTGCCTGCTCGGTTGTTGACCTTAGGTTAGTAAGGGAATTTTCCATGTACGCTTCCCGTAAAGACATTCCGGTATTAACGGAATCCCAAACGGATTGCGGAATACTCTTAGCGTCAAGTGCTTCTGGGTAAACGCCTTTACTTACCATGCTATCATGCCAATCGAGGAAGTCTGAAAACTCTTTAGTTGATTTATCTTTCTCGTCTTTCTGCGCCAGTTGTTCTTTGATTTTGTCTACTTCTAAAAGTTTCTCTGCATATTCTTTCGGTATATTTTTGCTGATAAGATCGTTAAGTTTACGTTCCTCTTCTTCTTTATTCAATGCAGTTAGGAACGTATCAGTATCGTTGAAACCATTCTTATCTCGGAAACCCTTTGCCCACCTTAAAAGAGGATTATTGTTAGCTTCTTCTAACTTGCCGATAACCTTATCATAGTTCATGCCTTTTTGTGCAAGAACCTTGGCTTCGTCAAAGGAAAGTTCTTTTTCCTCACCATTGTAGGTAATCATCAGACGGTCAATAATTTCTTCGGACGTTTCCTCGCTTTGTTCTTCCTGCTCAGTTTCATCGCTTTCAATTTGTGTATCGTCGGATTCAACTGGTTCTTCAATTACTTCTTCTACTACTTCTTCAACATCTGGTGTGATGTTATCAATCATACGTATCTCCTTCTAGCCTTGGTATAGGCTTAAACACTTATTACTGTTGGGAAGCTAATTGTCGTAACGCTTCCTTTGCTTCGCCTTCAGGCATAGCTCCGATTGCTTGTTGCTGTTCCGGTGGCAAACTTTGGTAGATTTGCGTTAGAACATCATCATCATTCGGTTGTGCCTGTTCTGTCGGTGGTTCTTGTGCCGGTTGTGCCTGTGTTTGTTGCTCGGCTTCAAGTTGAGCTTCAGCCTTATCTTGCGTAGCTCTCATTTCCTCAATCAACTTTTGTTGCTCAGGAATCAAGCCATGAGGTTGTCTTTCCATATATTGAAGGGGAGTTATAATCCCAAGTTCAATCGAAGTATCTAGTGTTTCTTTAGTAAGCATTTCCGACCATTGGTTAGTCGCCCCAACGTCTATCTTAGTTTTTAAATATAAGTCTTTGTAGTCTGTTCCTTTAAACTCGGACTCATTTCCGTCTTCATCGTAAACCTTACGAGTGGTATTATATTTAGTTTTGTAGAAGTCTAACCAAATTAAGGCTACATCTTCAACATACTGCAAAAATCTGCGATAAATGCTTTCAAGTGGTACTCCTGCTGCACGTCTCTGAGCAATCAAAGCTGAAGTATTCTCTGCTCTACTTACACCAAGTACGTTATCGTTGACTCCCTTAAATTCACGAGTTAAGGTGATAGCATTATTGATTGATTTATCAACGTCAATACTCATCTCGGCAGGTTGCTTATATGCCATGACATTCGCTATATTATCACTTGGATTTCCACGTACAGGGATTATACCACCGATTGTATTGCTTACTCCGTCAATAACTGTTTTATTGAATAATAGCTTAGGCATACCTTGTAGCGTAGCATGGAGTTGTTGCATAGCTAGCATTTTGTTTACGTGTTGTTGGTTCTTTATTATATAAGTTATCTCGGCTGTACCGTAAGCAAAGCGCTTGCGAATCTTCCAGTTCATCTTGGCTAAAGGGTAGCCTTCAAGTTCAGTGTCGGTAGCTTCTTTCAATACAATGTTGTCAGTAGTTTTAGAACACCAAACCGTTCCGTTTTGTTTCCAGTATTTCAAAAGAATAGTTTGTAATCCGCTAGCGCCCTTATCTGGTGCTTGTTCATTCTGCGCCTTGTCATAGCCTTCATAGATTTGTTCTTCATCACCACGGATTGTATCTATTTTTTCTTCTGGTATTCCTGCATTCTTTGCCATAGCTCTTACTTGTTTAACAGTTTTACGTGAACTGATAATAATCCAATCTTGTGCTTGGATTGAGACTTCGTTCGGATTAGCCATGTAAAGATTTATTGAATCAATAATTTCGCCATCAAAGTCGCCCTTAGTTTTATGCTTATTGCCAGCCTTAATATCAGAATCCCAATACCAATGCGTTATTCCTGCGCCTGAAATGGAAGCATCAAGGAGCATCTCCTCGTTCTTGTTGTCCATCTTCAAACGTTCCCAGTTTTTCTGGTCTGAAAGGTTTATTACTTTAACGCCTTCGATGACTTCCTCGTCGCCAGCCATCTCACTTACTTCATCAGGCTTACGATAAATAGATATATGGTCTGCCATAATTGTAGAAACTTTTACGTCTACAAGTTGCTCAATAAAGTTAAAAACCGGTGTAGGAAGGTTGCCAGACTTAACACCACGCCACTGGTCTCCTGCATAATATGCTTCGTTCTGCGCTATAATCTCATACATATTCTCGGAAGATTTATAATCACGAGCGTTCTCGTATTGCTTCCATATATCTATTGGATCAATCTTCTTTTCTGTATCGGACTCGCTTTTATAATCCATCGTTCATACCTCCGAAACTATTTATATTCCCAAACGCTGCATTATATTCTTCGACTTGTTCTTCGTATCGCTTCATTAGTTTTTCTTTACGCTCACGTTCTTCTTTGGAAACAGGCATTGAAATGTTGATTCGCCCCTTTCCTGCTATGAATCCAACTACTGTACTCATGGCACACGCAAGCACCGTTAGTAATATTAAAATAAAGGTGGTCATATTTTACCTCCTACTGTCTATTATAACACATATTGTTAGTAAAGGCAAACTATTTCTAAAAACCGTAGTTCATAAAAGTGTCATCTGCCCAGTTATCAGAATCTTTCCGGTTCTGTTTACCCATGAATTCATCAAAGGTGTCAATTTTCGTGTTTTCTACGTTTGCGTAGTAGAATATTATCTTATTTAAGGCTTGACTCATAGCGTCTACTTGGTCGTCATTCTTACCGTTAGGGAACTTAGCACATTCTTCTACGAAGTCGTATGTAAAGTCTGCACCCTCCGGTAGATATACGTTTCCGGAGCTAACGAAAGGCTCAATCGCCATAACTCTAGCTACTTTACCACCAGTGCTACGGTCTGCTTTGACTGGAATAAATCCACCTATACTTTGGTTAAGCATATTGATAATTGCAGGGCCGTTAGCCTTATCTTCCACGAATTTAGCGGTGATGCCAGGATACTTTCCTAGCAAAAGTTTGATAGTACGCAAAGTTTCGGTAAAACTCATTTGTTTAGTAATGTTGTCTATGAGATACACCTGAGCTTGCTTTTTACCCCATATCTGAATGGAACATTTATCCGTTCCAGTGGTATCTTTGAACGTAGCATCAACGGACATTACCATAAGTGGCATAGTCCTTATGAACTCCGGGCGACTCTTGTAGTATCTCCAGTATGCTTTCCTTAAAATATCGCCTTTAGCGTCAGAAGGCATACCTTGGTATAGGGCGTTCCATGAACGTTGCCCACCATTCGGATCTGCTAGATAAGAACGCTTGTACTTTTCTGCCCACTTTGTATCTTTTCCGATTTCAGGGAACAAACCTTCGCCAACTTTTCTTCCGATAATGTCATTCTCCATAGCTATACAAGGAATGTTTATCACTTTGCATGAAAGTTCTGGATTGGCTATAATTCTGCCAGCTAAATCATCTTCGTGCCACCTAGTTTGTATGAGTATTATTTTTGCGTTAGCTGAAAGTCTGGAACGTATAGACATCTGAAACTCTTGCCAAACGGTGTTGCGTGTGGTTTCGGAATAAGCGTCAACGTACCCTTTGATAGGATCATCAATCACCACTAAGTCGGCAGGCCTACCTGTAATACCAGACCTAATACCTCTTGAAAGGATTGAACCTCCGTTAGCTAACCTTAACGTATCAGCAGTCTTACGTGTAATCTTAACGTCAAACACATTAAACTCTTCAACCTTGCGTATGTTATCTGCGTTAAACTCATTAGCTAAGTCGTCATTGTACCCTGCGATAATAACACGTTGTCCTTGAGAAGCTACAAATGCTGGTAAGGTTTTTGTTACTGTCTCTGTTTTGCCATGCTGAGGTGGAAGTGAGAATATAAGTATATCTTCTTCAAGTTTACCATCAAGGACTTCTTGAATTTCGTTGATGATATATCTAATGTGATTTCCGAGAATTAACGTAGGATTTGTATAAAGAAAATACGCAAGGTAACTTTCCTTAGCCTTACGTTTAGCTTGTTCTTCTAAGAGTTCTAACTTCTCAAGTTGTTCATCTCTTTTACGTGGTCTACCAATTTTGCTCATTCCAGTAATCCTCCTGCATCTTCTTTAAGAAGCGAACCTTTCTGTCGCAGTCCTCAATCTTCTCCATCTTCAATAATTTCGTAAATGGCTTCGACTTCGGAGTTATCTTCAATGCCCATTCCGCTGTTGCAAGTTTCCCTTGCCACGCAATCAAGTCGGGGTGCGTTTTGTTCATTATCAATCATCTCCAATCGCTTAATTCTGCTATCAATTTCTTCCTGCGACATACTTGAAAGTTTATGTTCAACTTCGATAACTTGCTTATCGTTATATCCCATGTTTTTGCCATAAAAGATTGAGGTTGCACCGCCTTCGCCTTCAATCCAGTTTTCTTCAAGTGTCATTTCGATTATCTGACGGAACTTTCCAAGAGAAGGCGCAAATTCTTCCTGCCTACTTTTGATTGACATTACATCCCTAGACACGCCGCAAAATAAAGATAATCCGGCAAGTGTAGGTGGCTTACCTGTCGTATCAAGGTAGTCGAGATATTCCATAATCTTGCGAAGAAAGTATTCTTGGCTTACTCCGTCTATGCCATCACGTTCTGGCAATTTCTTTATCTCGTTGAATATTTGCCTAGCCATTTTCGTCTTAGGTGAATAACGGCTAACTGACTCCTTGAAAGGCATTAGCGTTCCTCCCCACTATAAAGGTCGGAAACGCGGATAGCAAACCACTGACCGTCGTAGCTTTCAACGTTGATAGTGTCCATCACTTTGTCAAACTCTACGCAAAAAACGTCAAGGCTTTCTCGTTGTTCTTCGATTGCTTCTATAAGTCTTTCACTGAACTCTTTGCATTTCATGGTTATTCCTCCTTCACAAGTTCATAAGTAGTTTTAAATATATCTTGTTTGCAGGGATAATATTCTCCTTTTATACCTTTAATAATATAATCTCGTATATTTGCTATATGTTCACCTTCTAGGGTTTTTATTATCAGTCCACCTTCTACTCTTCTATGGTCTATATAAAAGTTTTCACCTACTGAATCCATACACCCGGTATTACCCTCTAAAAATTCGTACATATCTCTATGGTTTCTTCCTGTCCACTGAACCGCTTCAATTTCTACTGGTAATTTTCTGTATTTCATATTATCCTCCTAAAGTATAGTAGTTACTTTCCTTTTGTTGCCATTAAGCACTAATTTCGGTGGTGATGTACTTGCGGGACTGAATCCGTATTCTTCACCATAGCCGCCAAAGCCAAGCCAAGCGTTCGTGTTGATAAAAGTTTGCTCATGCTCGGATATGCTACGATTGCGGTAATCAACTCTGTATCTTACGTTCTTGAAAATCGCAGGAACGTGGGTATGAGAATGTACGAAAACATCTGCATCAATAACTGAAGCCATATCTTCAAGTCGGTTCATCTTCGAGCCAACCTTTTTGCCACCACCTGCACCATGTTTGCCATAAATCGAGTACACTGTCTGTCGGCAATCTCTGCCTTTATTCTGGCCAAGGCTGATGTATAATAACCATGCGCCAGATGTATAAACCATTTCGGCTCCCTCTTTGCTGAAAAGCATATTAGCGAGTTGTTCCATCGGCTTAATTCCTGCCTGCTTATAAGAACGCATCTCATGGTTTCCTTCGTCGATAACAAGGATACGGTCCTTGATTGGTAGCAGAAGATCATAAACCTCATCGAGTTGACCTTTGGGATTCGTGGTTTCGGTATAAGTATCACTCACCGACTGGCATAA